TCATTTCAATATCAGTCGCTATGACCTATTGCCAAAGAAATTCGCAGAAGCAGCACTTGCCTATTGGATGACTTGGGAACCAAGCACTAACACTAAGATGAAAATCATGGATTTGAATGCTTTTAACATAGCCCAAAGAGGATAAACAATGAGACCAAAACGATATCCGTATAACTTTAAACCAAATCGGGTGAATATTTTAGATAGTTGTTTCTATACACGGCTAATTGTTGAAACAGAGGACGGAGCAAAAAAAATAGCAGAAGTCACACTAGATGATGTAACTTCTGCCGCAGGGTATAACGTAAGGCTAAGACCAAATTATGACTAACCTTTAGGAGGGAATGGATCTTTACCGTGACTGTCTCGGCTTTGGATTCTCCCATCTTTGCCATGAATGATAAGTTCGGAACCTTGATTTCGTGAAATCTGTCTAGCAATATTTGTAGCTTCACTCTTCGTAGTAGTGTGAACTGTTGCTCTTGAATTGCCAGCACCTTTTACGTTCCAGCCGCCATTCTTGGCAGGGACAACATGTTGGTTTTTACCCATGATTGTATCTCCTTTCTATTGAAATTTCGACTAAAACAGTGAGAGGTCTTAGTCAAAATATATTATAACATAACAAACAGAAAAATATAACACATTGTGAATACATGTGATTATTTTACAACATATTGTGTTTTGAGGTGTAGAAATGTGGGAACAATTAAATAAAATCATGCAGGAAAGAAATTTAAACGGTAGTCAGTTATCTAAAATGGCTGGAGTTAATCGTAGTTTCTTTTCTGACTTAAAGTCTGGGAAGGTGAAATATCTTTCTTGGCCAAATATGTGCAAAATCGCTGATGCACTGGAAGTCAGCTTGGATGAATTTAGATAACAAAAAGCACCCAACAGAAGTCAGGTGCTTACCAAAATTACTAACTGAATTATATCACGAAAGGAACAAAATGGAAGCAATTGAAGTCGTGAGGATTAAAGATGTGATCATCGAAAAGATTTCGGCCAACGATGAAGAATTAGAACACATCTTTGGATGTACAAAGCGACAAGCTGGAGACATGAGACGAGAGATGAAAAAATTGCCAAGTCAACAAAAACATCTTAGAAACGATGGTCAACTTGTCACAATTAAAGGTTTTGACACTTACTTACAATATAGAGGTAGTCGAGACTGGAAAAAAGAAATGGAAACAAGCAAGAAAATGAGGTCTGTCGGATGAATATCATCAGATCATCACCGTGTGTTTTAAGGAGAATAATATGAACGAACCAAGCATCCTAAGCCAATTATTTGGTGTATCAGTAACATTTTTTGGAATCTTTGTCATCATGCTATTTACTTGTCGGTATGAATGCAAAGAAGAAAAACAAATAATCATCATTGAAGAAGCAGATGATTTTCTTTCAACTGCTCGACAAAATTTGAAAAAAAGTGACAAGAAATTCACTTATGACTGTGAACCACCTATTGGGTTACCATCAACAATTGAAGACCTACCATCAGACTTGAAGATGTGCGTTGAAGACTACGATAGACTTGCTAACGACTACCAGGAAGAAGCACGAAATAATAATTCTTTAAGAAGACAAAATGCGAGTCTTTTGGAAGAAAACGGGCGCTTACTCTACAAAGAAATGACAATAGATTTTCGTAGAAATCAAAGAAAATGGGGAGCACGGGCATGACACAAAATTATAAAAAACAAGAAGGAGGGTAGTTATGTCTGAAATTAAATGGATTAAGATTACGACAGACATCTTTGACGATGAGAAGATTTGTCTAATCGATGCACTCCCTGATCATGATGCTATTCTGGTTATCTGGTTTAAAATTCTAGCTCTTGCTGGGAAACATAATCGAAATGGACTTTTAATGATGTCAGATAAAGTTCATTATACAGATGAAATGCTTGCTACTATCTTCAGAAGACCACTCAATACTGTCAGAATGGCACTTGGAATCTTCGAACAATTCGGAATGGTTGAAATCATTGATGGAATTATCGCTTTGCCGAATTGGGAAAAACATCAAAATATTGATGGCATGGAAAAAATTAAACAACAAACAAGAAACCGAGTAGCTCGACACCGAGAAAAACAGAAAAATCTTGCTCTTGGTGGTAACGTTACATGTAACGTTACAGTAACGGAAAGTAACGCAACAGAAGAAGAAGAGAATAAGATAAGAAAAGATAAAGATAAGAATATAACTACTACTAGTAGTAGTGGAAATATCTTAGAACTTTTTCAATCTGAATTTCGTAGACTACTATCTGGATTTGAGATTGAGGAAATTAATCACCTAATAAATGAAAATGACTCTGAACTAATTAAAGAAGCATTAAGGACAGCTGTCAATCTAGGAAAACCAAATGTTAAATACATAGGTGGCATTCTGAGAAATTGGCAGCAGAACCAAGTGACGACAGTTGAACAAGTTCGACAAACTGAAAAGCAGCGGAAAGATAAGAAAATAGAAGAAGAGGTAAACAACGAATGGGGGTTCTAGAATTAATCCAACAATTTGAAGAAAATTTCTATCCAATCAGTGATCAGAAAAAATCTCTTTTGAAAAAGCAATCAAAAGAAACAGTGATAGCTTGCTTATCGGACATGGCAAGCTGGAAAACTTGTGGAGGTAGGATGTCATGGTAACTAATGCACTAGAAGAAATGGCACTCTCTTATCACAGGAATACTGAAGAACAGGATGACATTTGTGAAAAACACAAAATCCAACTGATTAAAATACTACGTACAAATGATGTACTTTGTCGCTTATGTGAATCGGAACGAATCCATTCAGAGAATCAAATAAAGGTCAATAAGTTGGTTGATGCTGAGCATGAACGAGAGCGAAAGTTCTATCTCGAGAGATTTTCTCTCTATGATGATGTACTAAAAAATGCTACTCTTGATAATTTTGATACACCTACTGAAAAAGAGACTGAAAAATTGAAGTTTGCCAAAAAAATTTGTAGAGAGTGGGCAAGTGGAGCGAGAAACAATGTTGTTTTTCAAGGCGAAGCTGGAACGGGTAAAAGCCATCTTGCTTTTGCTATGATGAAAGCTTTATCAGAAACTACAAAAGAAATTGCTATTTTTATCAATGTCACTGACTTGTTAATGAAAATAAAGGCAGACTTTAGTCAGGAAGAATTTCTGGTCAATAAAATCGCTAGTGCTAAATTTTTAGTGTTGGACGATTTAGGGATGGAAAAAGATAGCGATTGGTCTTTTGGTATTCTTTATAACATATTAAATAAAAGAGCTAATACAATCATCACAACTAATCTGACTGCTCAAGAAATCCAGAAGCGATATGGCCGACCTTTTATGAGTCGGTTAATGAAAGGAGTAGATAATGAACATCTGATGGTATTTAATGATTTAAAAAATAAAAGGAAAGATTATTTTTAACAGAGGTAGATGGATGATTGAGCTTTATTTTATATTCAATGGTCACAGAAAAATACCATTAGGAAACTTCAACCACATTCAATGCGCTATTAATAAATTAAAAGAGCATCAAGCCAGTTACTCAGCAATTAACCATCCACGTTTCAGAAAGAGCTTAAGTGAAGGTGGAATCAGAATTGATTATGGAGCAGTTGATTGTTATTACTTAATTACACAGAAACAAACGGAGGAAATATAAAAATGAATACGAAAAAAGTTTTAGAAGAAAAAGTACAACAATGGTTTATTGACAGAAATTTGCATGAAGCGAATCCTATTAAACAATTCTTGAAACTGATGGAAGAATCAGGAGAATTATTTGAAGGAATTGCAAAAGATAAACCTGAGCTAATTTATGATGCTCTTGGAGATATTCAAGTTGTAATGATTGGTTTTGAACAACAAATTAAAAATGGTGCTCAAATTTCAGCTAATCAACAAGAACTTGAATTGTTGTTGATGGTGTCTAGTTTAGGAAATATTGCTCAGAAACTATACTCTCATGTTTGTCATAACGAAACACAGACTCCACTTATCAAGTCAGACTTAATGTTTCTTGATAGCGTCATCAGTACGATTTCACTCTATAATGAAACCACCGCTGAAAAGTGCCTGAATGAAGCTTATGAAGTTATCAAGGACAGAAAAGGAAAAATGATTGACGGAGTTTTCGTGAAAGAGGAGGATCTGTAATAATGATTAACAATGTAACAATTGTAGGCCGATTAACACGAGACCCAGAGTTAAGATACACACCATCAAATATCGGCTTTGCAACTTTCAACATGGCAGTAAACCGTAATTTCAAAGGAGCGAATGGGGAACGTGAAGCCGATTTTATCAATTGCATGATTTGGCGCCAGCAGGCTGAAAACTTCGCAAACTGGTGCAAAAAAGGAAATCTTGTAGGTATAACTGGTCGCATTCAGACTAGAAATTATGAGAACCAACAAGGGCAACGTGTCTATGTGACTGAAGTAGTAGCTGAAACATTCCAGCTACTAGAAAAGCGTGACCATTCAGCAAACCAGTCAAATATCGAAGATCAGATGCCAGCAAGTTTCAGAGCTACAAATCCATTAGATATTTCAGATGACGACTTACCGTTTTAGGTGATTAATATGAACGATGATTTAAAGAGACAGCTTATCAAGAGCTACAAGAAAGAAATCGAAAAAGCAGAATTACATATTTCTGAACTAACTGAACCGTGTGTTAAATCACTTGCACATTCACGAGCAGAAGAACGTGGATACTGGAAGAAACGAGTGAAGGAATTTAAACGGAAAATTAAGGAGTTGGAAGATGAACGTAAAACAGTTGATTGAAAAAATTCATACCCTACCCGCTGAAACACACAGAGATAGACCGTATGTGGATAGAAATATTGTTATTCAGTTAATTTTGCAATTAAAGGAGGCAAAGGAATGAATAAAAAAGAGTTGATTGAACGGATAGAAGGTTTAAAAAATATTTTTGGGAATGAATGTGAATACGTCAAAATAGACTTTGTAATAGAACTTATTTCTGAACTAGACGAGCTGCAGAAAGTGAAAGTATCTGAAGAAGAAGCAAAATTCCTTAAAACGTTTAATTTTAGACGTGAGAGTGATGTTACAAAGGCTTTATATTATGTTTCAAGAACAGGTTTTTGTTATTATTTAACGGATGGTTTTGACACAGAACTTAAAGGCTTGAGTGAGGGATTTCGGGATTTAGAAAACAGAAAAAGATTGATAAGAGCTATACTTTTCGGTTACGAGGTCGAGAAAGAGAAGCGGTATTTGGTAAAAGCGAAAGGGCTTTGTGGAAATCACGAAACTTTGAACTGCGAAAAACATTCGAACGATTGGCTTTTCTCAAGTCAGGAAGAAAACTCAGCTTATAAAACAAAACACACCCGCAAAGAGTTAGAAGAAGCCGACTTCGGCTGGGTATTCGATTGTGAAGGGATTGAAGTCAGGGAGGTCACAGAATGAAACGACCAAACAGATACCCATACACAAGAAGTCAATGGGGTGAAGAGATTACAATATTTCGCACAGGTGACAATGACTGCTTTAAGTTAAGAGTTGAGCGAAATGAAATCACGGGAGAAACTAGGGAATGAAACGCTTTTTAATCGGCTATTGCCTACTCTCTACTTGCTTGTTATTCATGCAACGTGAAGCGCAGAAACCCTTGCTAGTCTATCACGCCGATAGTAAATATCAGATTACTGGCAAGGTTACAGAAAAACGAAAAATTGGAAAGCTATTGACTATCACAGTAAACGGTAACGTGTTTGTGGTTAGTGAAGAACGGTATAAAAATATTGAAGTAGGGGAAGAGGTAGAAATATAACTACCTCAAATACTGGAGGTATATAATGCCAAACTGGGCAGAAGGCACAATCAAATTACGAGGACGATCTGAGAATATTAAGTCAGCTCTGAAAGATATGTTTTTTAAGTTAAACGACATATCTTATGAAGATGATGGAGAATTATTGGTTATAGAGAGCATTGGCTCTTCATCCATTCGTATTAACAAAACTAGAAGAGCATTTATAAAATGCGAGAGAATAGAACTGTATTTTGAAGATGTTTTTGAAACAATAGAAATTCAAAATTTCTCTCAAGCGTGGGCAGCCATTCCTGATAACTTTGTAGAATTATCAAAAAAACATGATGTAGATATTAAGATTTTTACTTTCGAAAAAGGTTTTGAGTTCACTCAAGAAATCGAAATTTCGAAAGGAAAAATTTTAAAAGACACCGTCCTGAAATATGACGATTACAGATGGGAAGTTGCTTTTAGTGAATTAGGAGGATAAAAACATGAACACACTAGAAAGTTTAAATAAAGGAGGTAACACTTGAGAGCACTGAATAGTCGTGAACTATATTATCTAGATAGAGAACTTTTAAAATTTAAAGAAGTAGATCGTGATATCTGGGTTAGAACAGCTGAAGTTATGGCAAAAAATGGTGAAGAGCTCGTTGGCAGTCGAGGGAATAAAATTAGCAAACCAACCGAAAACACTGTCATAAAGTTATCTAGTGATGTACCTTTAAGGAATCTTGAGTTATTCAAAGAAACTGTTGAAACATTCTTAGAACAATTGACAACAGAACAACGTGAAATTTTTGATTTAAGATGGGGGCAGTCAGAATTAGAATGGGAAGAAATCGCTGGCAAACTATTCGTGAGTGACGCAACCATTTATCGTAAAAGGAAAACAATTTTAAAAACCTATGCAAAAATCAAAGGGATTGCATAAAATGAGAATAAAACCTCTTGTATTCTCACTTTAAACGAAA